AATGCCAGTCACCGAAACGACGAAATTGTCGCTAGTTCCTGGAAACTGGGAAGGCGAGATCCAGTCTCCTACAATCAGTTCAGTGTCACTGAATGGATTAGCAGCATCCGCGGAAAACTGATTGTTCGCTGCGATCCCGAGGACCTTATTGATCAGATCATATTCGGGAACCAAATACCCGCCCCGGTATGTGACCTCCCACTCATATCCTGCCCATCCATCGAGATTCTTAACTGTGCCTGAATAGCGATCGATCACCCACGAAGAGAAATCATACGTGTCATCACCATCTTGGGAGACATCAACGATCTCTAGTAGGGGTCGAACGCGAAAAGAATGAAGGAGACCGCCTCCATCAGAGACGGTCTCCTTATACACCCCTCTTGCGAAGGTGCGGCCAGTCCATGCTTCAATGGTCTGGCTCGCCTCAAGCAAGTAGTCGCGAAGTAGTTCCGTATCTGCTGTATCCAGTCCTCGTATTTCTCGAGAGAAAGCATCGAGGCTGGCCAACAAAGTGGACTTCGGGGGTGTGACGACTTCAATCATCGAATGTTCTCACGCTGACGAGTTACGGGCATTCGCGGAGGAATCCCGCGACTGGTGAGAGACCTCTGAACGCGCTTGAGTTCACGAATCGGATCAGGCTGAGGAATAGTTTCGTATTCCTGCACCAGAGCCGCCCGCTCCTCTTGAAGGGTCTCAAGAACCTTCATTGCATCCTTAATCTCAGCATCCTTTGCCCGAACCTTCTCCTTTACCTCGTTATAAGCAGCGACCGACTCCCTGTGGATACGGTCCTCTTCACTCTTGGTCGGAGAAGGATCTGAGGCGCTTGAAGCTCGATCAGACGTCCGCTTGGGAGGAGTCTTAACTACGATCCCTTCCTCGTCCGTATAATCTTCGCCAACAGCATCCTCAACAGGGGCCTCAGCAGTGACCTCAGCAGTGACCTCTTCTTCGGTCGTTTCTTCGGCCATTGGTTTCTCCTAGATGTTGTGCTTGTAGAAAGCGATCGGGATGTGGCGGCGGGAGTACTTCCGAGCCCAGGCCGTGCTCGCTTCAAGAGCCGCATTCGAAGGGCTCTTACCGTCAGCGGGGAAGGTGTAGATGTTGTCGTAACCCGCGGGGTGGAGAGCGAACTCTCGTCGCGAGTAGAACAGATCCTGACCTTCACCGTTACCTGTGCTCGGCTTCCGTTCGAACTCAAACGGTGTCTTCGGGAGAACTTCTCCGTAGCCGAATGCGCCCTCACCGAAAATTACCGACACGTACTCAGGAGAGTTCGTACCGGCGTTGAACCACATCGAATCATCCACGATGACTCGATGACCCAGGAACCGACGAATTTCCAGAGTGGTCTGGGAAGGTCGCGGGCTCACACCATCGGTGGACACAATCCGATCCGTGGCCGGAGTACCGAAGGTCTCGGTGCTGTACTGGATCAGGTCAAGCTGCTGCATGACCCGGAAGGTCGCAGAGTGAACCATGATCGAGGTCAGCTGATCCGAGACATCTCCAAGAGTCTGTAGGGCCGCAAGGAACCCGTTGACGTTGAAGATGTTGCTGGCGGTCGGAGACACAACATCAGCATAATCCAGGTGCTGCATGTCATCAGACTCATCCGTATCCTGGTCAGCATCGATGCCCTTGAGGCACGAAACCAGGAGACGAGTGAACTGACGACTCCAGTACGCGGCGAGACGATTACCTACCACCCGCATCGGATCATCGTTGATGATCGAAGGAATGATGTCCATGCTTGCCCAGCTCTGGTTCCGCTTGTGGCGGATAGCCAGAGTTTCGAAGCTGGTCACCGCCTCAGGTGTCGAATCCTCAGTCGGATCATCACTAGAAATATTCGCCAGCGTATCCGCCAGATCATTCCAGTGGGGTGTCTCGAAGACGCGACCTGCACCTGCGAGATTTCGCGACATCTCCGGAGATGTCCGAACGATGCCAGAGTTCCACATCGCGGTCAGCTCAGTGCTCATGAGCTGAACGTAATCGAAGAACGGCTGGCCAATGAAGACATCAGCAAGATCGGTAGCTGCCATTTCTCTTCTCTCTATTTACTGACTTCATCGGTCAACCGACCTCCGGAAGACGCCCGAAGTCTACTCTCGAATTGCATATCTCTGCTTGGGGATGGTATTGGTTTCGGGAGGCGGAGTCACAGTACCCGCCGAAGCCATCAATCTCTGTGCAAGCTCCGGATCGGTTTGAGCGATACGGCCCTGTTCAGTAAGATTGAAGTCCTTGGCGGACCAGGGGTTCTTACCACCATTCTCGGGAGAACCTTCACCACCTCTGGATCCAGCGGGCTTGTTTTCAGCCCACCACAGAGGACGCATCTTCTTGACTGCTCCCAGCCAAGATTCCGCGTCCATTCCCGGATCAATCCCGGAAACGCCATCACGAGTGATCCAGTTTCCTTCCTCATCCATCTCGAAGTGTCGAGCGGCGAGGGATCTCGCATCTTCCAAAGCCCCGGGGTCCTTGACACCAGACTTCAGAGCTGCTCCACTGATCAGATCGTCCAGCTTTCCTTGATTGATCGTAGTTTCGAGTGTACTGACCTGCCTGTTCAGTTCATCACGCTCAGCGGTGAGCTCAGCGATCTGCCGCTCCAAAGGAGCAGTAGTCCGCTTCAGCTTCTTCTCGACGAGGGTCGCAACCTTTTCATCAAGATCTCCCTCACCCTGGAGAGTGTCTACCTTCGCAAGCAGTTCGTCACGCTCGTGTTCAAGAGCCTGAATGGTGGCCGGAGTATGCTCTCCGAACGCCTCAAGCTCCTTCTTCTGCTTTCCCTCAACCTTACGCGCATTCGCAAGAGCTCTCTTGGTTGCGGCAAGATCTTCTGCAGCCGTTCCTACACCGGGGATTGCAGTGAAGACGAAAGCGCCATCCACCTCGGTGTACAGATTGGACATCCCCTCCGGGATGTTTTCTGCAGATTCATAGGAAAGTTCTAGTTCCATTTTTTACTCCTGGGCCTCGCGCCCTTCATCGTCTTTTTCTGTTTTGGCCCTCTCGGCCATTTCGGCTTCCACGGCCTCGCGCCGCTTTCGCCGCTCTTCCTCCAAAACCTTCTGCACTACGTCAAAAGGTTCAGAGGTCAAGTCTAGTTCGAGCATAATCTCGTGAATCATCTCGTCAGTGAGCGGACCGTCAGCCGCCTTTGCCTGAACAAGAGTAAGCACGGTTCTGGCTGCGGACTCCATAGAATCCTGCGAAAAGTCCAGATTAGGTTGGACAGAGACTTCTTGAGGATTTTCTCCCATCCAAATCGCCATGAATTTGAGCTGCTGCTCAATTCCTGCGGCAAGAGTGTGGGATACTGTGCTCAATGTGGCTGTCTGAGTAGATACTCGAATTCGAAGGGCATCGCCAGACTCTCTCGGCTGTCCCTTCTGAGCGAGTAGCTTAGCACCCAATGCGTCGGCGCGCATATAATCCTGGTCGAGTGTCCTTCTCTGCTCTCCCAGGCCCCGTGCGTTGATGCCCACGTACTTCGCATCTCCACCTTCGTCCATCTGGATATGAGCACCTTCACCGAGGCGGGTCGCCTTTCCTTCCGACGCCGACTCATTTTCGAGAAGATTGCCGATTGTCACGAAGGTGTCCTGACCAGATCCATGAAGTGTGTTACGAAGATCAGCTTCTCCACGATAGATATTCAGAAGTTGGCGAGCCAGGGGAAGCAGGGGGATCACGTCGGGGGAGATGGTAAGATCTCGGCTACCGATGACCGTAAATGGGACGAAATCTAGTGTTCTGCCCGCAAGCTCTGGTGCAAATGGACTGGAAGACCCCGATTCGTCCAAAATTGATTCAGTTGTATAGACACTACCCAAGAATTCACTCAGGAGAACGCGATACTTCTGAACCCACTCCCATTCATACCCGTTTCTTTCATAATCGGACTCATCAAGAACTACGAAACTGACGACTTCTCTTCCGTTTTCGTCGAGACGAACATCCCAATTGATGATACGTTCTGCCTGGTGAAAGACTGAAATAGGG